ATGGGGTCTTGAAATTCTTCGCCCACCAGATAACAGAGTTGTCCCCAAATCCAACAATTTGTACTTTAAATCTAAAATTTCTTTTAGGTTCTATCGATGCTTCTGTCCAAAATGACATAATGTAATTCTCCTATTTATTAATAATTAGTGTTGATTAGAATTCTACGCCACTTTGAGTGATAACAAAGTCAACAGCGATAAACTCGATTGCACGGGCTGGCTTAACAAAAACCTTTGCGTACAAAATGTTTCGATCTTGAAGATCTGGGGTAGTAGTTGTCTCATCGAGAACAAGCTTGTATTCGGTAACACCAAATTCAGCCTTAACTCCTGAGAGAACAACATCCGCTTGTGCTTTAAAGCGATTCCAAGTTGCTTGAACATTTTGGTCAAACAAGATAGTATCAGCAATATCTCCGATTTCTTTCTTCAGATAGTTCATCAAACGACGAACGTTGATTCTATCTAATGCAGATGCTGATTGTTGAAGAGTTTTTTGTCCAAAGATTACGGTGTCACCTGTTGCAGGGAAACGTGCGATTGGGTTGATGTTTACTTCATACAAACTATCACGATCAGCTTTAGTTAAGTGTTCGATTGTTCCTAGTATCGCAGGGCCTCCAGATCCACCAAGAGGGTTCAATCCACCTCTTTGGAATCCAGCAGGCGCGAACCATGGCTGAGAGTCAGCTTCTGATTTTGCGATTGCTCCAAGTGCTGCTACTGATGGGGGAGTTACGATAACAGTTCCGTTTCCATTTAGAGTATCAGACAAGCGAACATTTGGATAGTAAGTCGCAGCATAAGAACTGTCCAATCCAGCAGCATTTATTTCACCGACAATACCACTGATGGTTTGAGGAGTATCTGTAGTAAGACCATTATCAACCGCAGGTGAAAAAATGCCTTCAACATCGATAATTGCTAATGCATCTCCACGAGCCTCAGTTTGTGAAATCAAGTCTTGATTTACTGAACGGTTTGTAACACCCGGTATAGAGATCAAGTCATAACGAATAACGTCTCTATCTGCTACCATGTTAAGCGCAGATTCCATTGAGTATTGAGCGTATCCGCTTGCATCCAACTCAACTTTGTTGAATGGGTTTTGCAACTTAATGTTAAGTCCGTCAAATCCACCGAAGAATGGTGCGACAAATTGCTTAACACCATCTGTGTCAATAAGCGTAGCAAGCGCTACGGGACTTGAGGCTGCTGCCTTAAAGTAGTATTTACCACCTGTTGTCTCGATTTCGTCCAAAGTGAACGTGTACGATGCATCAGTCAGTGCATCACCTTCTGCTAAATGTGGTTGAAAGAGAGAGTCTGCTCTTAATTGACCTAAGTCTCCGAAGTTCTCATCGCCCTTTTGAGCAGCATAAGAGAGTCCAAGTAGTGCAGTGGATCCATAGTTTCCATTTCTAACGTTAGTGTTTTGCTCTGAAAGTCCGTATTTCGGATAAGAAACAGTTACTGTATCACCAACTTTGAGTTCGTCAATTAGATTAGCTGCACCGTTTGGTAAAGTATCCTTACCGAAGATCCAATCTTTAGATGCGTTGGTGTTGGTTTGTGCGATCTCAACATCGCCAACATAAGTTCTTGGTCCAACGAATCCAACTGGAAAGTCAGCTCCGATTGTCGCTGTAGCTGTAGGCATTTCAACTCTGACTAAGTTAGAGTTGTTAGTGTATGTACCAGTGGTAATAACTTTTTTGCCATTCCATTCTTGATTGATGTTTCCAATTTTCTTTTCGATATAATTCGCATCAGCAGGATTTAAAGTTAAGTTTACAAACTTTTCAATGTATTGAGAAGCTTTCATTCCAACACCAGCGATCTCCAAAGAGAATGTAGCATTTGGGCTAAGAGCAGTACCGCGACGAATATCTTTGATTCTCACGACGTGATTCTTGTGAAAGTCTGAACCTTCTTCTAAAGCTACCAATCTAAACAATTTCTTCTGTGCAGGCTTCGCACCGATAAACCAACCAGACTTTGCTGCTGTGGCTTCGGATTGCCAATCAGTGAATTCACCATTTGATCCAGAACGAATCGCTGCTGTGAAAGCAATGAGGTCATTGCTAGCATCTAGTCTATTAACTGCATGTTCAAAGGTCTCGCCTAAGAAGTAGTTCAAAGTATTAGCGCCTGTTCCATCTGCGAACTCTGTAGCATCTGTGTTAAAAACATTTCTGATAAAGTTTGGAGATGCTGGGTCGAAGTTGAAAGTAAACTCATCATCATTTGTACCATCGCCGATAAAAGCATTCCATCCATTTGTTCCTTTAACAATAGCGGTTGCTCCATCTTTGGTGATGCTGGTACCATCACGACCTGTACCAGATAATGTGATGTTACTTGCGCTCATGTAAAGAACAGCAGCAAGTGTCCCAGAGATTGGAAGAGTATTGTTTGTTGCACCTGTAAATGTATCAGTCCCATTGTTACCTCCAGCATTAGAGGTTACGACTGTTTTTCCATCACCTACTGTACCAAGAGTTTGTTGAGTGAAGGTTATTCTATGAAGAGCAGAACTAACTGTAAAATCTGTAACATTAAGTGCTGTAAGTTGAGCGCCGATTGCAGTCTCGATTGCTGCGGCTGCGAGGTCATCGTTTCCAAGACCCTGAAAAGACGCAAGATTTATGTTAAAGCCAGCAGTTGGGTCACTAGTAGTGGTGAAAGTATATGAACCACCAACAAATCCAACTTCAATTGTAGAGTTGGTAGCGAAATCAGCTCTGTTGGTGATTTCAAGAATAGCTTGTGCACCAGTAGCACCATTAATGGCTGTGTTCGGTGCGACAAAGATACCAACGGCAGATTCAACCGCCGCCTCAGACGCGATTGGAGTTGCAATATCCTTCTGAGGGACACTCCAACCAGCTTCGTAAGATGCACCTGATTCTTTAATTCCAGCTAAGCGAAGGAATTTAACAGGGCCAACTCCAGCAGCCAAATAGGCTTGAGCAGCATAGCCAGCATATGAAGGAGCACCAGTATTACCTTCTCGCCATGGATCTTGGCTCTTAACCCCATCCATTGGTCTTCCAAAAACTTCGATAAAGTTTTCCAAACTGTTAACCTTGACAGGTTTCATTGAGGGCCCTTTTCTAGATCTACCGATGAGAAGCAATCCATCTTCTTCAGGTACTAGGGTTACTTGTGATTGGTCGATCTCTCTCAGCTCAATTCCGGGAGACGCAAAGTCAAACTTGGTAGGCATTAATTTACTCCTAATAAAATATTATTTTCCTAGTAAATAGTTAAATAAAAGCCCAAAGTCATAAATCTCTAAATTTCTCACCCGACTTATCCCAAGGCTTACTATCTCCAACAATCACACGCTCTCTTGAGATCTTGACCTCAACTACCGACTCCTTTCTCTGAATGAAAGGTTCGTCGTCATTATGGTCATTACCCGTTAGGTAGCCGAGGATCTTGATGGTTGCTTTCGCTGTGAATATTCTTTCTTCTTCCCCAAGGTTACCGGAGCTTGATGTACCAAAGTCCGAGTCGATAAACGCTTCATATTTGTATCCACCATTTTGAACGGTGAAGTTTCTTTTTCTCTCGGAAATAAGGAGAGGTAAGATCTGATTCATTTGTTGTTGATATTCTGTTCGGATAAATACTTCAAATGTGCAAGCCACATATATGGGTCTTGGGATTATATTGTTTCGTAGACAACTTTCTTTGAAGAAGTAGGTCCAGTATTGTCTCCGGTCTCTCTACGTCGGTCAGCGTTCTTAAAGTTTTGAGTCTTGTCTTGTTTAATGACTCTCTTTATCATAATCTTGTTATTGTCGAGCTCTTCCGATTGAACTGCGCCTTTAAAAGCATCATCTTTTGAAACACTTGTTCGTGCGACTGTGATGATTGGAAGCCTTAACTTGCCAACGCTATCTCTCAAGTCTTTGTTGTTTTTTATCTGATAAGCTCTTTCTGAACCAAACCACAATACCTTAACCTTCTCGATGCCCTGATTTGTTCTTACGTGGGCATTAAGTGTCTCATCTACAAACCTAAACACAGCAGTGTCTATGTTTTCTAATGTTGATGGTACTTCTGGAACTTGACTATCCTGCATTGAATACTCCGTCTCTTGCTCTTATACAGTCAGCTGATATCTCAAACCGACTCT